GAATAATGCACGCTGAAAAATGTCCAGTTTGTTGTGGTGATAAAGAGAAAAGTAAGAATTGTCAAGGCTGTGGGGGCAAAGGTTGGGTACAGGTTGAGGACTCCATTCCTACTTATGTTCCATACCTAATTTACCCTTCTCCTTACTACCCCCCGATAAATATTTATTATTCTTCCTGAAATTACACTCACTCCCTAGTCTACCAAAGACTAGGGTGTAGTGTTTAATTTCCAGCAGTTCAACAAAAATGAGAAGATATGACTTATCCCACCCAATTCAAAATAAACCTGCCCGAAGCGCAGATAATAGAAATGAGTCTGAGAGGGTCAGATTTTCAACTACACCTACGTAGGAATTTTTTACGAGAAGTTGGGCAGTGTCTCGTCGAATCGTCGTCGGGATATATAACATTTATTGATGAGTCAGACGTGTGGTTTCTCCGAGACAGGTTAGACCCTGCCCTGTCTGTCGGAGACTACACAGGACTTGGGTTAATAACAAGACTATACGAACTACTAGTCGGCAGAACCTTTAACTGGGCAAGTCCAATTGAATTTGGGGACAAAAATGGAAACAACAACCAAGACAACCCCGAAAACACCAACGCGGTCTGCGCCAAAGGTTGACCCAGAGCGTAGATTAAGTCCAGACAGATTATGTCCTGGGCAAAAAGAACGGATTGTTCGAGGCATTTAGTGTTTAGTTTTCTCCAGAGAATTTATGATGCCTAAACCTAAGAAATTTAAAGTTGACCCCGCTCCCAACGGGGACGAAGCCATTGACGCTGTTATTTCCGTAATGGATGAGTGGTTCTGGGCAATTGAAGATGGTAAAGCCAACAAGAGATTCCCTGACCCAGAAGGCGTGGCAGTCTCAAAGGAAGATGCTGACAACATCATTGCTTACATAGATTGGGAGATTAAGAGAGAAGTCACAAGTTCAACACATTACTTTGGTGTTGAACGCGGGATGGATGTTCCAGCCGATTTTAACCGACTCAAAGGGCAGGCTAGAATTGCCTTTGCCCAGGCACTCTTGGTAGCCAAGAGTAAGATGGGGTTAGAACGAGGAATGTTGGGGGCCTTTGCGTTCCCCACATCATATAGCATATTTGGATAAACCATGCCCAAACAAGAGACAATAAAGAAAATTGTAAAATACACCAACATCTTTGCTAAGAATAAGGACTCCAAGGCGAGGGTCATTATCAACGTCGGCGGGGCAAGGTCAAGCAAATCGTATTCAATTTGCCAACTTTTAATTTCCAAGCTGGTAACTGAGACGGGAAAAAAATTTGGTATCTGCCGTAAGACGTTTCCTGCCCTGAGAATGACAGCCATGCTGTTGTTCTTCGACCTTGTTAAAGAGTATGGCATCTACGACGAGTCAAAACACAACAAGACTTTCAACACTTACGAGTGCAACAGCAACTTGGTGCAGTTCTTTGGATTGGATGAATCTGAGAAAGTCAAATCTACAGAGTTCCATTATTTGTGGATGGAAGAAGCTAACGAGTTCACCTATGAGGACTACACAAACTTGAAACTGCGGCTATCTGGGCCGACAAAAGATGTAGAAATGAATCACCTTTATTTGAGTCTGAACCCTATTGATGCCCATTCGTGGATAGCGACTAGGGCGTGTAAAGAGAAAGACGTAGAGGTTATTCACAGCACATTTAAAGATAACCCATTTCTGCCTGACAGCTATATTACTTCGCTGACAGACCTAATTAACCAAGACGAGAACTTTTATCGTGTGTACGCCCTAGGCGAGTGGGGTCTGTTTGAGGGCAAGATATATAGCAACTACCTGGTAATTCCAGAATTGCCTAAGATGGAGCAGGCTAAGTGGGCATACGGGCTGGATTTTGGTTTGATAAATCCCTCCGCCTTGGTGAAAGTTTTCCTGTACGATGATAAGTTCTATGTAGAGGAACGGCTGTATCGGTCAGGAATGACTAATGCAGATATTATAGAACGCCTTTCCCACGAAGAAAAAGGCGACATTTTTGGCGACCCGTCGGCTAAAATGATGGTTGAGGAAATCAGACGGGCGGGGTACATGGCTTACGAGGGGCATAAGGGAGTCAAAGAGGGCATCGACCTATGCCAGAGACAGAAACTTTATATTCCTGAGTCAAGCCAGAATTTGATTAAAGAGATTCGCAACTATGCTTGGAAGAAAAATAAAGACGGAGGATTCATGCCCGAGCCTGTCAAGTTCAATGACCACGCTTGTGATGCCATGCGGTATGCAATCTGGGGATTGACAGAGAGGTTTGGCTTTGCTACTGCCCGACCACGAGCCACAGAACCAATCAAATCTATAACCTTTAGTGGAGATAAAGGCAATAACTCCAAAATAATAGACCGTTGGCTACGGAGGAAAGATGCCTGATAACAAACCTACGTCAGACCAAGTTATTGAAATATATGAGGCGACAAAAAAGCAATATGACGAGTCGGGCATTTTTAATCAGTTTGATGAGGATGAAAAATATTATGAGCTTGAGTTCGACGAGCTTTTAAACCTGCCCGAAGAATTTAAAAAACAGGCGGTTGTGCTGCCCACAGCTAGAGATTTAGTTGACACCTGCTGCGACAACACGGATATTTTCAATGTTCGTGTTTGGACTAACCGCAAGGGGGAATCTAAAAAATCTGAGGATGAACAGAATTTGCTTCGCAAATTCGGTCTTGGCGTTCTCTATCGAAATAATGTGGAAGCTACAATTTCGCCCCTTCGTGTTGCGGCTAAGCATTACTGGATGCATGGAATCTCAGTTATCAAAGATGTGTGGGACGCTGACCGTTGGATTCAAAAGCCAGATAGGTTGGAGGGGGAATCCGACGAAGCCTACGCCGCCCGTATTGATGAGTGGCGTAGCGAACACCATGATAGCATCCCAATTGTTATTCAGGGGGTCAACCCAAGAACCATCATGCTTGACCCATTCCAAGACGGGGGCAGCTTTCTGTTTGAAACAAGGTCTGAGCTTTGCTTCAATGTAATGCAGCAATACGGGGAAAAGTGGAGCAACCCAAAAAACAAAAAAGTAGCGGAAAACGTCGAGCGTATTTCCTTTTGGACGAAGAATTATCGCTGTGAGTTGCTTGACCGTGAACCTGTGTTAACTGGGGGAGTTGTTGCCCACGACTATGGCTTTATACCTTATGTAGTTATTGATTCTGGTCTTGGTAATGTTGCCGCTAATGGAGACATGAAGAAGCGGTACGTTGGCGTCCTACGATATATTCGTGACTTACTCGTATCTGAGTCAAGAGACTATTCCATCGGTGATGTTATCCTAGGCAAGAACGCCTATCCTTGGGGGTATTTGAAGGGGCCAAACGCCCTATCCGTGACTGGTATTTCTCAAAAGTTTGGTGAATATACTGCCCTGCCCGATGGTGTAGAAATTGTAGATATGGTTCCCAAGTTGCCGCCGGATGCCTTATTGACGTGGATGGCAACGTCGGCTAACTATTTGGCCTCCCACGCTGCCCCTCCCTCTGTGCGCGGCATTGGCGAGCAGGGAGTCAGGTCTGGGGCAGACAGACGGCTGATGATTGCGCAGGCTTCAACTCGCTACCAATACAGCAACGAAGCGTTCAAGCATGGAGTAGCCAAGGTTCTTTCCAACTGTGCCCGTATTATGAAGAATGTCGTTCCTGGCGATATTAATGTTTGGGCGAGGACTCCAACAGACGAATTTGATATAGAAATCAAGAAAGACAAGATGAAGGAGCCTTTTACATTCTATGTGGAGTTTGCCCCAATCTCAGAGGAAGATGAGTACCGCAGGCATGATGACCTTGAAAGACTAACCAAGTCTGGCCTTGTGACTGTCAATTGGGCGCGAAAGCAGATGAGTAATGTTGATTCTCAAGCAATGGAGATAGAGGAAGAAGTTCAGCGTATGAAACAAGACCCAATAGTTCAGCAGATTATTTCTCAGTATCTTGCTGGAAAACTTATGGAAACTTTGACTAAGAGAAGCACAGCAGAGTCTATTACTAATCCTCCGCCCGCAGTTCCTCCTGTGCCAATTGTAGGAGGGCCAGAAAACTTACCTGCGGCGGCTGGACGACGGATGGCTGCTCCAATTCCCAACGTTCCTCCACCAAGCTCGGCAGGGAATTTACAAAATCAGATGGCGACTCTGAGAAGTCCTGTTCCTATGACACAACAAGGGCAGGGTGGAGGTGGTAACAGATAATGGAAGTTGATTCACAAGAAATGGAAATCGAAGAAGAAGTTCAGCGCATGAAGTATGGGTTCATAATTTGTTTTCATGGCGTACGAAAAACATATTTATATGATTCGCTAGCGGAAGCGCAAGAGTAAATGATTAAAATTAACGAACAAATTGTAGCTAAAATTATAACAGATGAAGAAATCGACTCTTGATAAATCAATAGAACGGGTTCTCCAAATAAAAATGGAGGCGGTTAATTATTTAATTTCGGACTTAATTGAACCCTTGGAGGTCAATGATAATCCAGAGGAATTGCTTGGCAAACATTTTGCACAATGGACGCCGCAAGATTTGGAGTTGCTAAAAAAAGTATATGGAACAGCAGAGCCAAATGTGCTTTCTAATTTTATTTTTAAAAAGACTTACGAGAGAGTAAAAACTCTTGAGAGTGAGGAATTATAAATGCCCACACCGCAAGAAACAGAACAAGCAACTTTTAATTCTTTTCAACGCTGGTATAAAGGATTAGGCTCAGCCTACCGGATGCTCATAGGAGTAGGTGGATTTGGTGCTCCAGCAGACCCAAATAATATTAATGAGTATAAAAAATCAGAAGCCTACGCTCACTGGGTTAAGGCTGGCGGCGGATCGGGGGTCAACTCGGTGTAAGTAGGCGATACCGTGCGGATTTCGTGGGTGCACCCGGTGCCGAGTGCACCCGAGGCGAAGCACGCGTCGGCACGCTCGGACAGATTGGCCAACGACGCGGCCGTTTCGGCACGCAGGTAGTAGAGCAATTCGGACCGAGCCGGAACGATGTTGGGAGCCGTGCCGCCGTCACTGACGATTCCGTGAATCTGCTGACCTGGCTGCAGGTGCTGACGCAACAGTCCGACCGCCACCTGAGCGAGCGTCGCTGCGTCGGCGGCGTTACGCCCGAATTCCGGCGCAGCAGACGCATGCGCCTCGCGACCGTGATAGCTCACGGCGATGTCCGCCAAGGCCAGCGAGGTCGCACCGATGATGTCGATCGGCCCTGGATGAACCATCATGGCGGCGCCGACGCCGTCG